TCTTCAGTTTTTGCTACCCTTCCTATTCCGTACTCACTGTATAGGTATGAGTACTCTTCCATATCTTCTGCAATAAATGGAACTCCTGCAGCAGCATATTCTAAACCTTTGATAAATGACTTAGCCCGATTAAATTCAACTTCTCTAAGTGGTACCAATCCTATATCAAGTCTATTAAATAATTCACCATAAGTAAGAATTGGTTTCATTGGTTGAGAAGAATAACTCTTTACTGGAATACTCATTTGTTCTTGAACTGTTGGAGCATTTAAAATAGCACCAGAGTGATGAAATCTTAAATTATTTTTTTCAATAAAGTTACCAACAAATGGGCTAAGTGTTTCTAAGTCACCAGATCGCCAAGGTGTTGCACCTACCCAACCAACTGTAGGAAAAGCACCAGACTTATCTTTTCTCATTTTAAAATATTCTAGATCTATTCCATTTCTTACTAAGTATATTGGTTTACTTGGGTATTTTTGTTTATAAAAGTCTCTTAAAAATGGAGTAGATGTAATTAATGCATCAGCCATATCCATAGATCTAAAGTAGTGATCTCTGTTATTTTTTGCATTTGTTTTAGGGTCTGTGGCAATATATGCCATATTTGTTTTTTCTAATCCAGCATGATGATCATCAATGTCAATAACTATTTTTTGTCCTACCGCTTGTGCTTTAGGAATTTGATCAACTATTCCTTCAAGCATCATTAATTTTAATACTACAATGTCCCAACCGTGAATTGCTTTTTTATCTGGAATCAATAATCCAAAACCGTGTTCTTCGTGAAAGCCAGGAAAACCCATACCAACTTCCCAACCTTTTTTCTCTAACTGTTTCATTGGTAGTAAACATCTATACCAAGCACATCCATTAGGTTGCAAAGGCTTAGTTCCCCATGACCAGTCATAGGTTAAGAAACAAATTGTTGGTTTTGCCATTGGTTACTTTCTTTTAGAAGGGTGGACAGTAATTAAACCATCCACCCAGTAATTAGTAATTGTTATTTCTTTTTGGAATCCTTTGGTGTTACTGCACCAATTCCAAATTTTGTATCTTTTGGATTTACAGCACGAATTACAACCCATGATGCTGCTGCAACTGCTGAGTTTAGGATTGTGCTTAAAGCATCTCCTGTTAAAGCAGTTACATCTGCACCTGAGTCAACGAATTGTGTAACTAGTGCAATTACGAAAGCGTTTAGAGCAGACTCTAATACTTTCTTGTTTAGTAATGTTTCCATTTGTCCTCCTTAAGAACATATATATATTGTACAGTATTGCAAATGAGTATGTCAAGTGATATACTAATATTTTGAAAGGATATACTATAACTCCTCAAATATATCATTATCATATACCCAAGACTGGTGGTATATATATAGTAAATAATCTAAAAGAGTCTGGATTTTTTCATACCCCCAATTTGTCAATGTATCAAGGAACCGAGAAAGCAAACTTTGATTATCTTGATTATAAAACTATGAAGTTATCTAATTATATACATGGTCATTTTGGAATAGAGCCTTTAGACATCATAGATAATCTATTATCATATACTACGCTAAGAAATCCTGTTACTAGGGTTATTAGTCATTTTTCAATGATCCACTTTCCAATAAAGACTAGCAATATTATGAAGTTATTTAATGAATGGGTTCATAATGATAGCATTGACTATCTAGTTAAGAATAACCTACAATCAAGATTTTTAACAAACCCCCTTTCAAAAGAATATATAAAACAACATTACGATATTCGTTTTTCCACACATGTAGAAGAAGATAGACAATACTGGAGAGATGGGTTTGCTATAGACACAAAAGATCCAAGATACGATGATGCAAAAAATAATTTAAACAAAATATCCATAGTTGGTAAAATGGAAAATATGGATGAATTTATGAATAGGCTATATATGTTTATTAATGAAAACTTTAAAACTAGCCTAAAGTATAACAATATAGCAGAGCCTAAAAAACATAAAAGATTTTCTAAACTTAGCAAACATATTCAAAACAATATTCAACCATACGAGGTTAAAAAAATCATTGATTTAAATACTATAGATATGAATTTATGGGAAAGTTTATAATTTTTTATACCAAAATCCAGGAGACATATACTTTGTTCCCCTTTTTATTATTTTAGACTCATGAAGATATGGCATATTTGAAGGAAAAATAACCATACTTCCAGCACTAGGCTTTATAGTTACTCTTTGATTTTTAAAATATAACTCTCCACCCTCATAGTCATCATTTAGATATACTACAATTGACAATGTTGGAGATATTTGATCTTTTCCATTGTCATTATTGTCATAAGAATCTACATGAGGGCCCATACCTTTTCCCATATAATACTTACTTATAGACAAAGGTGTTAAGTATCCAAGTTCAATTTTATGCTCTTCTGCATACCTAGTTGAATATTCATTAATAACGTCTTTAATTTCTTTATTTATAAATAATAATAAATTATCAGTTTCATTATCCATATTACCAAGTACCCATTTTTGTTCTCCAAATACATACTCGTCATTACTTGCTGACCATTTTTTCCATTTTGTTATACTTGTATGCTCATCAAGATAACTATCGGTACTTTCTATTACATCAATTAATTTAGATGGATTGCTTATTACGTTTTTATAGTAATGAATTTTGTCATATTTATATACTTCTACATCAATATTAGACATTTTGTTTCAACCCCAAATAACTTATTATTTCTGGTTTAAACCAAGACTGCAAAACCATATATTTTGTACCCATCAATATTTTTTTAGACTCATGATAATATGGAGGAGTTGCTGGAAATATAACTAAACTTCCAGCCTCTGGCTTAATATCTATATTTTGATTTTTAAAGCATAGGCTTCCCCCATCGTAGTTATCATTAAGATACATAACTGTAGTTAATATTGGTGAATTATCGTCTCCAAATGAATCAACATGAGAAGAAAGTTCTGCATTTGTAAAATATTTATTAATAGTTAAAGGTCTTTGTCTTGTGTTTAGTCCATACATAAAATCTTTTGATACTTGAATATCATGTGTTTTACTATAGTGATCCATTGTTGATATAAGCCCATCTGATATTGTTTTATTTATAGAAATCAACAAACTATTTGTTTCATTCTTTATTAAATCAGAGACTGGTTTTATTTTTCCATAGTTGTCTTCTGGTCTTCTCCACCATTTCCATTTTTCTATACTTGTTGACTTATTTAAAAACATATCTGTATCTTCTATTAGATCTATCAAGATACTTGGATTTTCAATAACTCCCTTATAGTAATGAATTTTATCATATTGAATTATTTCAAAATTATGCATTTTTATTACCTTTATCCCATTCAGCCTTTTGTTTTTCTTGTTGCTTTCTTACCTCTTCCTCTTCTTTTTTCCATCTATCAATAGTTTCTTGATCATACTCTGCATCTGCATAATCCCAAAATGAAACCATTGTGTATCTAGTTCCTTCTAATATTTCTTTTACCCCATGAATATTTTCATGACCTCCAGGAAACATTATGTATGAGAAAACTGGTGGTTTAAATTCAATGCTATGATCTGGAAAGTATAATTCTCCGCCTTTATAGTTATCATTTAAATATAAAATTCCTACATATTTATTAATTTCAAAAGCATTTGGGACTCCATCGTGATTTGAGTTGTCCGAGTGTGGTGCAGCAAATCCCCCAACATCCCATTTCTGAGCATGAGAAGTGTTTGGTCTTAATTCTCTATCAAACATAAGTTCTACTGCTTGTTTAAATCTATCCCTTATATTTTTAAAATATTCTGGCTCTAAATTAAATTGAGGTAGTCTAGAATCACTGTCTGCAAATCCCATTCCTTTAGAACCATAAAAGGCAACGTCTCCCCAAATACTAGCCATAGACTCAAAGTAATCAATCATGTCTTTTGCTTGATTAGGATTTACAAAATTATCAATTCTTGCAATGTCTTCTTTATAATACACTAAATCATTCTTCGTATACATTATTTACCTCTATGTTCTAATATTGTCCAAAAGAATGGAATAACATATCTTATTCCACTTTTTATTTCTTTTACCCCATGTAAATAGTTTTTATCACCTGGAAAAAAATATGCAGCCCCTGCTTTAGGTTTAAACTCAATATCATGTTGAGGGAAATAAAGTTCTCCACCTTCATAATCATCGTTTAAATAAAATAAACCTGCAATGTCATAATATGGAAAATCATTTGGAAGTCCTTCATTATCACCCTCATGAAGTTCTTTGTCAGCATGTGGCAACTGATACTGGCCAGGCAGCCATCTAACTATTGCTGGATTTGTTGGAAGAGCATCAACATTATAAAACTCATCTACTTCTTTTTTAAGTCTTTTTACAATTCTATCTATACTATTAACAATTGTTAGATTTTGAGATATTATAGTATCTCTTGTTGCTACTCTATCTTTCCAATACTCTGATTCATAAATAATAGTTCCATCTTCATTATAATGAGTCTCTGTTACATCCCAAACCTTTATTGAACTAGCAAATGTATATAAACCATTTAACTCGGTAGGTTTCATAAAATTTTCTCTAGACTGAATCATGTCAGGAGAATTTCCAAAAAATCCAGAAGGGGTTATAGAAAACCTATCGTTTACAAAATTATTAGCATACTTCATATAGATATCCTATCATATTTACTCATAAGATCTTTTTTCCCATACTTCATTTTTATATACCCCACCATCTTTAACTCTATATTTTTTACTATTTTTATAATTTTTCATATTAAGGTTCTTAGGTTCTTCTATCACAATTTCAGATTCCCAGTTTTCTCTTTTAAATGGAAGGAGTTGAGCATACGGTGTTCCAGCAGGAATAGTTCCAGTAAAACCTTGTATTACAAAAAATGGAAGGGATCCAGATAAATTAATTTTATCATTATCTATTATGCCAACGGTATTAATAAAAGGTAAATCAAATCTATTCATAGGAGTCAAATATAAAGCACTATATCCTTCTGGAAGAATAATTCCCCAATCAATAAACCATGCAAAATGATCTAAATAACAATTGTCTGGTTGATAAAATTGTTCCATAGGCGGCCTTGGTGTACAAAAATCTTGATAGTTTGGATCATCAATCCTACAAGATATTTTTTGATTTTCATCTAAATAAAAATGTACATCACAAGGTGTTTTTAATAAATATCCACTAATCATGGTATCAAACACAGCAGGACATGCTTTCCAGGTAGGCATCTTGCCACCGTCTTGTCCAATAACAAATTCTTCAGTATGTGGATTTTTTACAAATCTATCTGCTTTCTTATACCAATCTGGCATAACCTTATTTGCAGCAACTGGAGTAGAAATACTTTCTTTAGTTAACCAACTTCTATTACTAATAAATTTTATATTTTTTTTATCCATCAATATTCCTATTGTCTTTTATTTTTAACTTTAAAGACTTTACTTCATGATTTCCAATAGATTTACCATCATAATCTATAGCATCCCTATACCAATCTGTCCAATTTCCACCTTTAATTATTTCTGCACTTACTTCATTTCTTTTATTATGGTAGTCAAAATATGATTGAGGTAATTCATAATTGTTTAATTCTAATTCAACATTAGACATATCTGTTAAAGATATAGGTAATAATGTTACAATTGGGTCCCCTGCTTTTATTGTTATCTCTTCATTTGCTTTAGTTATCTTTATAGCAACTGGAAAAAATGAATCATAAAAAGAAGTAGATATTATACTAGTAAAGGCTTGATACGAATTGCTAAAATAATTGGGTACAGGCATGTGCAACATACTTATATTTTTTTCTGTTTTAAAAATAATTCCAGAATTAAAACTTAGTGAGGCATTTGCTCTTTCTGCATAACACCATCTGTTTCCATTTAAAATCTTAACATGATCAGCAGATGAATTATCCACACCATCCCATATAAATGTTATATCTTCGGGTGCAGATAACTCGTATCCAATAGAGTTAGCAAGACTTATTGGAAAACAATGATACGCATGTGCATCGTATGTATTATCCATCCAATTTCTTTTAACTCTTGTTTGTTTAATGCTTAACGCATCTTTAGTTAGATATGCATTAATTACTGACATTAATTTCCAGTTTCTGAATAAAACTGTGGAAGGTGAAATTTTTCACTATAATCAAGCATTGTCACTATAGAATATTTTAATCCAGAAGTTACCTTTTCTGCAATATGTGGATACATATAATTTGATGGAAATACATATACGTCTCCAGCCCTAGGCTTTACTTTCAACCCCTGAAGTCTAAAGGAAAGTTCTCCACCTTCATAAGTATCGTTTGGATATGCAACTAAAGAAACTGTGCAGTTATATGAAAACCCATGATCATGATGCTCCATAAAATGTTGGCCTTCACCATATCTAATAAAGTTAAATGACTCCCAATATCTTAATTCACCAATTTTAAAAATTGATCTATAGTGCTCTACTACTGGGAATTGTCTATCAAAACAATCTTGCCACAAACTTGCTAATTCTTCATATGCCTTACTTCCATCATTATAAAGATCAGATTTTTTATATTTAAAATCTACGCAATCTCTATAATCTTTCATTACTTGACTATATCCCACCATGGCTTGTTGCCAATTATATGGGTTATTATCTTTCATAACATTTTCAATTCTATTAATAATATCTAAAGATTCTGGTAAAACATCTCTATAAACATATATACCAGACCCTAAATCTTCAAAACTAGACCATGTTTGACCTAAGTTTTGAGATACTAAATCAGCAGCCTTCATAATAACCTTTCGACATAAATATTATACAGGAAACTTAAGAAAAAAACAACTATTTATTATGAACTAGCATATTTCCAGCAATAAACAAGTCTGTATCTTCTACGGATATTGCATATACGGTCCTAGGTCCGCCTTCATCTATTGTTATATTAGTTATTTCAGTTTCTTCAAAAGAATCAGACATTGGGTTATATTTTATAATATAATCACCTATCGCAGTTTGGTTTGTTTCTAAATACTGCCAGTTTTCACCACTAGGCTTTAATAACATTAATTGATTAAATGACATCCTAGTTCCTGAGTCATTATTAAAATACAAAGTTTGTTTTACACTAGGAACTGCACTTACAACAGTTGTTTTTATTCTAGACATATTTGTTAACATTTCTGCTTCCCACTCTTCTGGGCTTTGTACACTTTCATCTGTATACTCAGTATATGTTGGTGCCCAAATTATGTCACCAACTAAAAGATCTTCTGCTTTTTTGGTTATAATTGTGTCATTTTCTCCAACTACCGATATTAAAGTTTGTGAGTCTATACACCCCATAAATCTTGGAGGTATCCATGGGAACCAAGGTCCAAAACTTGGTGGGAAGAACGGTGGGAAGAATGGTGGAAAGAACGGTGGGAAGAATGGTGGTGCTACTGGAGTAGCAGAATTACTTGCTGCAGAAGGTGTTGATGTTGAAACTCCATTTCCTAATGTAACTGTAAATGTATAAGCAGTTCCATTAGATAATCCACTAACAGTGATTGGAGATGTTGAACTTGTTCCAGTAATTCCACTAGGGCTTGATGTTGCTGTATAAGTTGTTCCTACTGGTTTTCCTAGATAGGTTGGTGCAGTAAAAGATACGGTACACTGTGCATTTCCAGCATTTGCTACACCTATTGTAGGAGTTCCTGGCTGTATTCCACCAGCACCTAATCCAAGAATTAAAGGCATTTATTAAGCCGCCAAATCCCCAAGAACAACCCATGTGTCTGTTGCTCTTTTTACTAGAGTAGCAGCAGACCATTGTGCTCTTAGTTTTAATCCAGGAGTGCCATTAACGGTAACTCCAGCACCTGCAACAATTGTTGTTTGTCCAGAACCAGTTTGTAAAATTGTAACTTGAGAACCTATAGGCCAAGCAACTGTTGAGTTTGCTGGAACTGTTAAATTATTTCCTGATGCAACATTCATTTCTACGACTTTACCAACATCTGTTAGTGCTAATTCATAAGAGGCTGATCGAGCATTTGCTGGGATTCTAATATCAGATACTCCTGTTCCTGTAATGTTAATAGCAGAAATATTTCCAACTGCTTCAAGAGATCCAATTTTTAATGAATCATATGTTGCTCCAGTAAAGTCTACTTGAGTTGATGGAGAAGCACTTATGTTAGAGAATAATTTCCAAACTGAATCAGTATCATCTCTAACAAATCCTGTATATCTAGTGCTTGCACTTTCTACATATTTTCCAGAAAGACCAATATCTACTAGATTTGCATTATTATTTGATGCCAATAAAATTATTGGATCAGTCACTGAAACAGATTGAGTGTTAACAAAAGTTGTTGATCCAGATACATTTAAATTTCCAGTAACAGATAAATTACTTCCAACAGTTAAATTTGTTGTAATTGCAACACTATCTGGAAGTCCAATTGTAATTGATCCTGTTGAAGCAGAAACATTTACTTCATTTGCAGTTCCTGTAATTGTATGAACATAATTTTCTATTTCTACTAATTCTAATCTATTGTTAATGTCAGCAAGGTGTGCGTGAACACTATCTGCTGCTGGTGGCTCTGTGCCATCATAATCATCAATTCCATAATGATAAAGTTTAAAAGCCTCAACGATATTTGCTTGATCGTTTAATGAGGGAATCTTTGTATCGAATTCGGTGGCATTATACCCCGATGCATCGCTTACTAATTGACCTGCCATTTAGTTCACCTACTTTAAATTATAACACAATACTAAGAGAGATATTGAAGTCAATATTCCCAGTTAGATCAGTTGTGCTACCTGCTATTTGTTTAGCCTTTACTACAAAAAATAACTGTCTACTTCCTGATGTAATTATACCTTTATTTGATATGGAATATGCGATAGCCTCAGAATGTTCGGGGGTAAGTTGAATAGATATATTATCTGATAATAATGTTATAGGGGCATCTTGATAAAAATCACTAATAGGAATAGATACACTTGCACTACCCCCAGAAAATGTTAATTCTTCTATTGTTGTATATAATATTGGTTGAAATTTTAATATAGATTGCCATTCATTACCGCCTGGAACTGTGTTGTATTGATAAACAACACCATAGTCACCACCAGCATCAGTTCTAACATATAGGTCACTTATTTGTGGGGCTTCGTTTACGAAGGCTCCTGCGTTGCTATTTGGGTCTCCAGAGCCAGAATAAATTAAACTGCCACGATCACCTTCGGGACCTATATCTAGGCCTATTTCGATGCTTTCTGGCGGTCCAAATACTGTAATAGAGTCAGTCTGTAGCACAGAGTTTATAGCCACTTATACTGCCCTTCCTGTTACATCCTGAACCACTGTAATTGCACCAGTTAGAAGTGTGTATTTTGTTGAAGCAGATGTGTTATTAATTTGAACATCATAAACATAATTGTTTGCAGACATTAAATCTCCAAGTGCTGGAGTAATCTTGCATGTAAGACTTGTTGAACCAGTAACTACTGTTCCTGTTCCTATCAGAGTTCCTGATGAACCACGGGCGGTAGCAACTGTAAATAAATTTGAATTATAAGATGTTAAATCAAATGCTGTACCATTTGCATTTTTGGGGTATACAACAAATTCATAACTATCACCTCGATAGTAATTAAAATTATACGTTGCTGGAAATGCCATTTATTTCTCCTATTATTCGGAAACTATTTCTTCCCATTCACCTTTGTTATCATTCCAGATGTGAGGTGTGTCACCTTCTGGATATGCTACTGGGGCTTCCCAGTTGCAGGTATCTTCATTCAATACCCATTTGCTATAAGGTTTTGGGGGTATAAAAGCATCTCTTCCTTCATCAAATGTATATCCAATACCAGCATAGTTTTTTCTGATATTGCCATTATATGAAGTTTGTTTCCATATACCGCCTAAAAGGGTGTTACAGAATGCAGCACCAACTGCTTCTGATTCATTTCCTTCTACGTCTTTACAATCATTATTGTCGACAACAATTACTCTTTGTACAATGTTGTCTGCGTTTACTTCTGCGAAATGTGCCATGTTATTTACCTCCTTATTTATTATATCATTATGAAAGTTGTATTTACCTTACTATTCAACAATGGATAAGGTTTGAATTGATCCATTACCGCCAACAATAGAAGAATTTGATGAAGTTCCATTTGCTGTAACTGTTCCACTATTTGTATATGTTCCAGAGTATGCTAAAACTATATTTCCTCCACCACTTCCTCCACCTCTACTGTTTCCTAAATTAGTTGCAGTTGGATATCCACCAGCACTACCTTCTGCTGTAATTCTTCCAGTAGAACCAACAACTAAATTTCCTCTAACAACTAATACTATCAATCCACCAGTTCCAGACTCTGCCGCTTGACTGCTACAAGTTCCTCCACCTATTGGATTTCCAGATCCTCCAGCAGCGTGAAAGTTACATCCACCAGCCCCATTACCGCTACCACCTTGTCCTCCATAAAGTGCACCAGGTCCACCTGCTCCATTATCCCAACCACCACCACCACCACCAGATCCACCAGAAAAACATGTTCCAGCAGCACCTGCTCCACCTAAACCTTGAGGTGCTTGTCCTTGTAGTGTTTGACCACCGCCGCCACCACCAGATTGACCAGTTGATCCATTGTTTCCTGCAGATCCAGTTCCACCACCAGCACCACCAGTTCTATTAATTGTTATGATAGTTCCATTAGAAGACAAACTTGGGTGTTGACTAATTGCAGAAAGTGCTGAATTTCCACACCCATTTAATAAAGAAGATGAAGCAGAAATACTTGAAGAGCCAGAAGTTGTTCTAAATGGAAATCTTAAACCATTTGAATCTACTGCGTTGTTATCAGAACCACCAGCAATTGTTGGATTTGCAAAAGCACCCCGCTGCTTCATAGACAAAGTTCCATTTATAGTACAGTTTCCACTAACATAAATAAGTAAACCTCTACATGGTTGATCAGTTGTTAAAGTTACTCCATTATTTATTGTTAATGATTCATAATTCATTACAACCATATCACCATCATATGATCCATTTTTATTAGGAACAGTTAATGTTGTATTTGAAGATATTGTAACAGCCCCATCGTTAGCAGTTCCAAAAAAATTAGTATATCCTGCAACATTTGTTTTAAAATTTTTGTATCTTTTTCCAGACACTATTCCATTTTCTAAAAATCTTGTAATAGCCATTGTTATGTCAACTCTGAACCAAAAGCAATAAATGAAACTGAAGCAGAAGACGAAGATGCTCTTAAATATTTTCCTGCTTGTAAAGTAACTCCAAGAGTTAAAGCAACAGTATCGTTTGCAGCAACAGTAGCACCAAATGCTAAAAATTCACTAGTACTAGGACTTGTTTCAGATGATGCTATACCTATTCTATAGGTAACTGAAGAAGTAGTTTGATTGCATATTGTTATTGTAGAAATAACTGCACTAGTAGAAGATGGAGTATTGTACAATGTAGAATAACTTGTTATAGTTCCCAATCCAGCAATATTTCCTAAAATTTTATAAGTTTTTGCCATATTATCCTCCCATTCCCATAAAAATATCTGGGTTATTATCAACATCTATACTTGACAAACTTGCTTGTGTAGCATAGGTAGTAGATGCTGAAATTTGTGTTAAATAATTATTAGATGCTGAAACTTGTGTTAAATAATTAGATTCAATATTTGCAATAGATGCACTTAAAACTTGGGGGGTAACAAAATTACTTCCCCCTGTAGATATAGTTATTAAATTAGATACTTGATTGGCTAGATCTCTGGCTTTTGACATTATATTTGATATCTCACAATAAATATTCCACTACCACCGTTTGCTCCAAATCCAGTATGCCTTCCTCCGCCTCCGCCTCCAGTATTTGCTGAACCATTAAGAGGTGTTACGTTATTTGTACCACCATTTCCTCCACCACCAGTTCCTCCAGTTCCTCCAGAAACACTACCATAAGCACCACCACCTCCACCACCAGCATAAAATGTACCTGTTCCATTTATTGAAGACTGAATTCCTACACCACCATTACCTCCACTAGCAGCATCACTTGGTCCACCGCCTGTTGCACTACCATTTGCACCAGGTCCTCCAGCACCTCCTCCACCACCACCTGAAGAATAACTAACACCTGGAGTATTTCCACCAACATTTCCCTGACCAGAAGTTGCACTGCCACCTATTCCTCCAGAATCTCTTCCTGCTCCACCACCAGATCCACCATTTGCACCATTTCCTTGATAATCTCCTCCACCTCCACCACCTATTGCTATTATTGAACCAAAAACTGAATTATCGCCATTAACTCCGTCTAAAGCATCATTATTTGTTCCAGCACCTCCTGCTCCAATTGTAACTAAGTAATTTTGTGATGTTAAAGTAATCGTATCCGTAATTAAACCTCCAGCACCTCCTCCACCACCACCGCCACCTCCAGCAGCACCACCACCACCAGCAACTAATAAATATTGAACACTTCCGTTAAAAGAATTTGCATCACCAAAGTTAGCATTTGAAACAGAAAACGTTCCACTAGTTGTAAATGTATGAATTCTATAGTTTCCAGATGTAGTTACTGTTCCACCAGTTGCAGTAAAATATCTTGATGGTCCAGTTAATACTGATTGTAGTACTTGTTGATAATTTTTACCTTGAGAAATTTGATAAGATATATTATCACTTGTCATTCCATTAGCAATTAAAGTTTGTATTTCTGAATATGTTAAAGATTTTCCAGTTGTCTTGTTAGTATTGCTACTACTTATTGCCATTATGAAATCTCCATTTTAAATGCATTAAATGCAACTGATGCAGTACTTGCAAAAACGGATAGTACGTCCTGTGCTCCCATCGTTATACCCTGAGTAAAAGCCACTGTTTCATTTCCTGCAATTGTTGCGTTAAAAACAATATAGTTTGCATTTGTAATTGATACACCATTTGGTACTACAGCAATCCGATATGTTGCATCTGCTGAAGCAGTATTGCACACGTTAATAGTTGACACTACAGCCTGTGTAGAAACAGGGACTGTATATAAAGTTGTAAGAGTATTGGCTGCTGGTAAAGCATAAGAAGGTGATTTAATCGTTTCTGTAGCCATTTAAGCCCCCATAAGCAAGAAGTGAGTTTTTAATCCTCCACCACCGCCAGCACCAGACATAATAATCCACTCACTACCATTATACACTTTCAATATTGGAGTTGCAGGTGTTGTGTTATCAACCCAAAGTGTTCCAGCAACTGGAATTGAAGGGGCAGAAGAAGAATAAGTAATATTAGGTTCAAATGTAGGAGAAGCACTATATGGTAAAAAATTAGCAGAAGAACTTAATGGAAGATATTTACTATCACTTTGATTTTTACTATAAACATTTGCAACATTTAAAGAAGTATAAGCAATAATATCTATTGAATCCCCCGATGAAAGTGCACCAAGATTTGTAATCGTTGAGCCAGTTGAGGCGGTATAGTCAGATCCTCTTACAAGTAAAATACCATTTAAATAAACTTGTTCTAATGATGGTGTATAAAAAAGTCCTAATCCATTATCATCATTTCCAGATAATGTTGTTTCTCCACCTACCGCAGTTTTATGCCATCTTACAATATTAGTAAATCCAACACCATTATTTAAAGGAATCCATTCTGTTCCATTAAATGCATAAAGTGCTTTACCAATTTGTCCTATTGCTGCTGATGCCATAAATTAATTATACCTCTCCTATGCTATTAGCGTTCCACCAAATGCAAAATATTGAGTTCCTCCGTATGTTGCTACAGCACCACTGTCTCCCACGTATCCTACTGTAAAATAATCTCCAGCAACTGCATTTTGATATACACTTAAAGATCCAAAACCATAGGCACTTCCAGTATCAGTTGTATCTATTCTAACATGAACATCGTCTAACATCACACCATTTTTATATAATCTATGTCTATAAACACCATTAGTTGAATTTCCTATACCCTGAATATAAAATTGATATAATCCATTAGTTGGACAGGTAAATCTTCCAGTACTAGTACTATAATGATTTCCAACATTAACATATGTATATGCAAATATTACTGGAATAGTATTTAATGGAACATCGGCACCGTTAAAGTAAGCCCAAAACGTTGGCTTATTTGTATTTTTTATTATTCCAGTAAATGTTGATGATCCACTTACCTGTAAATTTCCTGATACTGTTCCACCAGTTAATGGTAGATATGTTGTAGAAGCAGTTGTTTGAGATAAATATATATTACTTGCAGAAGATATTGATAATTTGCTAGATAGTTCGTTTGTTACAGTAGTTGCAAAACTTTCATTATCATTTAATGCCGCCGCTAATTCGTTTAAAGTATTTAATGCAGCAGGTGCACCGTCAATTAGATATGTTACAGCCGCAGCCGAGGCGGTATTGATAGTAGAAGTCAAATCAATATTATCAATACTGTCTTCAACAGAATTTACTGTTGCTACTATCTTTGATACTTCTCTTGCTCTTGACATATTATTCTCCTTAAGTTAAATACCTAATTATAACTATTCCACTACCACCGTTTCCACCACTTAAAGATGTAGGACTTCCTCCTCCACCACCACCACCTGTATTAGCAATTGCACTTGATCCACCATTTCCTCCACCGCCTAGACCACCAGTTCCTTGTGATCCAATATTAAATTGACCACCACCACCTCCACCAGCATAATATGTAGCAGTTCCATTTATTGAAGTTTGAAATCCAACTCCTCCTGTTCCTCCAGTATATCCAGCATGAACTGATCCAGCAGCACCTTTTCCTCCACCTCCTGAACCTCCAGAAGGATCTGCGGTTGAGTTTGCTCCATCATTTCCTTGTCCAGCAGTTCCTAATCCTTTTGTACTTAATCCACCACCTCCACCTCCACCTGATCCACCATTAGATCCATTTCTTTGAGAAGACGCTCCACTTCCTCCAAAACCACCTCCACCTCCACCTCCACCAGATGCTGTATTTGAAAAAGCAGAACTATTAGAACCAATATTGCCTGGTTGTCCACCACTTACTTGAGTGCCTCCAGCACCAATTGTTATTACATAATTTTCATTTACATTTAATACAGATGAATTAGTTAGTAATCCTCCAGCACCACCTCCACCAGCACCTTTTTCTCCAGAATTAATTGTACTTCCACCAGCACCTCCACCAGCAACTAGTAAATATTCAATACTTAATTGAGTTAGTGGAGTAAAAACACTAGTTGTTGTAAATGTATGAATTGTATAAGCCCCATCTGAACTATAAGTAATTTGTCCACCTATTGCTTTTTGTCTAGCAGTTAATGGATTTTTAAAATTATTTGATGAATAGACTTGTATTATTGGTGCACTAGCAGTATTTATATCTATCCATAATTTTCCATCTATGTTGCTTGATATAGGAGAGGCACTACCAATAACAATTCTATTGTTTAATTCATTTACAGATGCAGTAGAAGCAGTTACAATAGCAGAAGTTAAATCTATATTGGCAATACTATTTGCGGTAGTTGTAAAAATTTTACTTGTATCTCTTGTTCTTCCCATAATATTATTATATGCTCCTTATGTTAAATACCGAATTATTATTATTCCACTACCGCCAGCACCGCCAGAGAATCCAATTCCACTTGATGAGTTATATCCTCCACCGCCACCGCCTCCACCTGAATTTGTATTAGCATTTGATCCTGATGCAGCAGCAGCACCAGCACCACCTCCAAAACTTGCAGTTCCTCCTGCACCACCAGATCTTCCTCCACCACCTCCACCACCTGCATAATTTACAGATGATCCATTAATTGAATTTGCTAAACCTGGTCCACCATTTCCACCAGTGTTAGTAGATCCAGTTGTTCCAGTTCCTCCTGCTCCACCACCTCCACCACCATTACTTCCAGTAGCAGCATTTGCACCAGAAGAACCTTGTCCAGCAGTTGCTCCACCACCCACTCCTCCATCGGAACCTCCTCCTCCAGATCCACCAGCACCTCCAGAGGCTGTGCCGTTACCAGCACCACCACCTCCACCAATTGCTGTTAATCCTATAACTGAACTATTTTGTCCCTGCGATCCAGTTGCTGGTGCAGTTGTAGCACCATTTCCACCAGCACCTATTGTTGCTGGATATGATCCAGAACTTATAGTTGTAGTTCCCGATAAATATCCTCCAGCACCTCCACCACCAGCATTTAAAAATCCACCACCACCTCCACCAGCAA